TGATGCGCTCAGGGAGGAGAGGCGCAAGCAGTGGGAGATTGACAACCCCAAGGCGAAGGATCAAGGTAAGGTGTTCGACCCAGCTAGAGTTACGGCGGCTGACCTCTCGCAGTCATCGAAAGCACTACTACAGGAGCAACAACGTATCCTTAACGAGCAAGAGCTTCAAG